TGTTTGCTTTTGGAGGCAACGGATCGTCGAAATCAGAAATAGGGGCAAAGATGGTAGTGGATGCGTTGGTAAACAATCCAGGGGCCAAGATCTATTGTTTTGCCCAAGATGATGCCGCTAGCGTACAAATCCAACAGAGGTATGTTTATCGTTATTTGCCACCAGAGTTTAAGGAAAAGCAAAAGAGTTCCACGGCGTACTTAAACTTCTCCCTTCAAAACGGGTTTACCGGAGACAAGTTCATTTTAGATGTAGGAGATGGTACTGAGGTCCGAGAGTGTTTCTTTGTTAAGTATTCTCAGTACCAAGCCAATAAGAGCAAATTTGAAGGGTACGAGTACGGAAGCCGCTCGGCGAAGACCGTAAACATAGGTGCTTGGTTAGACGAATACCTAGAGAATGGTGAGCTATATAACACGCTTTTATACCGCATTCCCCGCAGAGGGGCCACCATCCTAACGACATTTACGCCAATCAATCACATGACGCCCTTTGTGGCCGATAAAATCAAAGGCAGTCAGGTTACCAAAACGATAAAAGTCAACCCAGAGGCATTCCCTAACTCTAGTGACCCCAAGAGCGTAGAGTGGGTTAGGGAAAAGAAGAACAACGATAAAGCCAAAGGTGGGGTTGGTATGGTGTTCTTTCCCTCTGAAGACAATCCTTGGGCTGGTTTTGATAACATGATTACGTTACACAGCCACAAAAGCCTAACAGAGCGCTTGGTTCGTTTCCACGGGATTCCAAGCAACATCATTACTTCTTTATTCCCCAAGTTCTCAAATGCAGCTAATGTTGTTGAAAAGCGCTGGGAGTTTGACCGAAGCAAGCATACTTGTTACATGGTGGCTGATCCTGCTGGTCGTAGGAGCTACTCTTGTTTGTGGGCGTTTGTCAATCAGCTAGGGGATGTTCACATTGTAGCGGAGTTCCCAGAGAGACAAACCTATGGGGAGTGGGCAGACTTTGGGTCTCCCAACTGGAGGTACGGACCCGCATCCAAGAAGCACATCATGTCGGTTAAGGGGTATGTCAAAGTGTGGAAAGAGATTGAAGAAGAGATTGGGGTCAAGGATGTATTTGAGCGCATTGGTGATTCGAGAGCCTTTGCAACGGAAAACGATGATTCGATTGATCGCTTCATGGCATTCGAGGATGAAGGGATGATATTCATTCCATCAGACGGCAGAACAGAAGAAGTTGGCCTACAGATGCTAGATGAGTGGTTTGATTATGACATCAATGAGCCGCTTAATTCGGTTAATCGCCCCACGCTTACCATTCACAAGTCATGTGAGAACCTAATTGACAGTATAATTAACTATAACTCAGACGGAAAGAAAGATGAAGCCCTTAAGGATTTCATTGACTTACTTCGCTATTTGCGAATGACGAATGCTGGAGAGGGACCAGATCACGTAACAAATCAAAACTACACCGTAACAGTACGGGGTAAAGGAGGATACTAATGAAAAGACGACTAAAAGAAATATGTAAAGCCGCAGACCTAGACTTTATTGAAGTAGAGGAATTAGCACGAGCCAAGCTATGCGACAACCAAATAACAGGTAAAGGCGGAAATACTTGGATAACAAAGGAAGGATGGGAGATACTCTCACATGCCATCGTTATTCCAGAGATTGTTCCCAAGCACTACTCAGCTAGAGTCATTAAGCCAGCTCGGAATACTAGATATGTGTTTGCCAAGACCCAAGATGGCATAAAAATTCCAGTAATGATTCCCCCAAAGCTGCACAAGCGCCTAACGGGGAAGAACATAACCATTGAAGAGATTGAGGACAAGAATGGAAAATCCTATAGACTGCTCAGACCTTGAATTGCTAGTAAAGTCTAGGTCTTTTCTCAACAAGGAGATAGACAGGTTTATTGCTTGGGAGCTATTAACTAGATATTTGCTAGAAAAATCAACCCACCCAATGCACACTAGAGAATTTTGTGATAAGATAGGGGTTGGCCCAAGATTCACAAATTTAATAAACACTTCTATTAAAGAAAAAGTCCGCCGAAGGAATTATGGAAAGTAATGAATACCTAGAGGCCGTTACGTATCTAAGCAAGGAGCCTGACATTGGGCTTCTGTCTAGCGCATACTCAACGGCAAACTCCGAGCTTGGCTCTTTTTATAGACATTGCCGCGAAGCATACGATGACAGACGCAATTGGTGGCCTGGTAAAAGCAGAGATCTCCGAAAGCACGGAGCCGATGCGTTCCCTTGGGAGGGTGCAAGCGACCTAGAGAGCCACGTCATTGATGAACGCATCACTAGATTGGTGTCTTTGTTTATTTCTTCTCTAAACCGCTCTAGCATTAAAGCGTTCCCCGTGGAAATTAAGGACATTGGCGACGCAAAGCTAGTATCTAACTTCCTCAAGTGGATGTCTACTAGCGGCTACATCCCTCGTTTCAAGCGAGAAATGGAACTAGGAGCCAATTATCTCCTAGAGAGGGGTATAATGATTACTTATTGTGGTTGGCTCAAGGGGGACAAGAAGTTCAAGCAACGCTTGGTGTTATCTGAGATTGCCCAAGCCTCGCCAGAGATTGCCCAACTAATTATAGACAAAGAGGACGATCAAGTCATTCAAATGCTTCAAAGTGCACTAGAGGGAGTCCAAATAAAGGATGCCAAGAAAGCACTAAATGATTTACGCAAAAACGGGGAAGCAGAAGTTTCAACAATACGCCGCCAGGTTAATTGCCCTACCATTAAAACACTAGGACCAGACGGGGATTGGATATTCCCTTCTTATACGACTGATCCCCAACGTGCTCCACAAGCATTTTGGAAGACTTATTACACGGCTCAAGAGCTATTGCAAAAGGTCTCTACAGATGGATGGGATGAAGACTGGGTTGACTACATAATTGATACCAAAAAGGGAGTTGGGGTTAATCCAACCCAAGTGGAACAAGAGGGGCAATCTACTCGTACTACCTCTTTCCCCAACTACAATGCGGCAGATCTCATTGAGGTCATATATGGGTATCAGCGCCTAATTGACGAAAAAGATAACTCTGAGGGAATTTACTGTACGGTATTTCATCCTGAATTTAGCGGCGATCTTGGCGACGGAGTTAAAGGATATGCAAAGTTCGGACTATTAAATGGTTACGAAAACTATCCTGTTATTGTTACTCGTTTATCCGAGGATACTAAGCGCTTGTATGACACGAACAATGTGCCAGAATTGCTAAGGGGTATTCAGAATCAAGTCAAGGTAGAGCGCGACTCAAGAATGGATTCTAATTCCATGAGTACGCTTCCGCCACTAATGCACCCAGTTGGACAAGCCCCTTCAGATTGGGGTCCAGGAAGATATGTTCCAGAACGCCGACCTGGGTCTATTCGTTTTGGGGACTCTCCTAGCTATAATCCAGGCAGTGTTGAAATGGAGCGCACGCTTCAGGATCAAGCGGATAGGCTAATGGGGTTGGACGAAAACAGTCAAATCTCATCTACTCGCAGACAATTCTTAGTTGACAAGTTCTTACAACACGCAGCCGAGGTATTAGCATTGTGCTACAAAAACTTTCAGCGCTTTGGACCCGATGAGATATTCTTTCAGGTTACTGGTGTAGCAGATCCACAAAAGCTCTCTAAGGGAGACCCCAATCGAGACTTTGATGTTACTATTAACTTTGATACTCTAGCCACAGATCCAGAGGCACAAGAGAAGAAACTCCAACAGTTTGCTTCTTTGATCCAAATGGATACTACTGGCAGAATTAACAGAGAGGCTCTCCTTTCCGTAATTGCTCAAGGCATTGATCCGCAAATGGCAGATGCTATTATCATGCCAGCGGAAGAGGCCCAAGACAAGATTCAAAAGGACATCACTGATGACTTGGCTAAAATCTTTGCAGGGATTGAAGTTCCCGCAAGACCCAACGGTGCTCAGGTGGCTATGCAAATTATAAAACAATATGCGCAGCAACCCGACATTGCGAAACGACTTCAAGGAGATGAGGCATTTGCCGCTCGCCTAGAGAAGTACGCCAAGCAATACCAGTTCGCTATGCAGCAAGTCCAAAACGCTGAGATCGGCAAGATTGGTACTCAGCCTGCTACCGTGGGTGAAACCAAAACCCAATACATGGCTCAATGAGTTACTCAATAGAAGAAGACATTGACCACTTGGGAAACATAGAACCTTTTTTACGGTTTTTAACCATGATTCACGCCAAGCGAGAGGATGCCATACTGGGTCTCTATAGTGCTGACAGTGATGAACTTATGCGCACCTCTGGTGAAATAAGAGCCTTAGATGAGCTTTTGTCCATGTGTAAATATGATGAAATTTCAGATAAATGGAAAAAGTTAGTGTAAGTTAACTCTTTCCATGATATAATCCAAGTCCTCGCCATCGCTAGCGTAAATAGCGCAACAATTATGACAGAATCATCTACGGGAATCGCTGAACCCGAAACAACAGCGGATAAGACGAACATGACGATGGGAGACTACCAAGCCTCTCGGAGTAAACAACTAGAGGAAAGGGCGGCTCCGCAAGAAGAAGTCCAATCCACTGAAATAGAAGAAGAATCTGAGGTTGAAGAAGTCGAGGTGGAAGCCGAGGCCGATGAAGTCTTAGAGGAGGAAAACGTTCTTTCACAGTTTGATTTAGACAACTTATCTCAGGAAGATGCTGAAAAGCTATCCGAGATCCTAAAAAGCCGAGCGGCTGGCCGAATTGGTCAACTAACCGGTGAGAAGAAATCTCTTCAAGGGGAACTCGATAGCCTAAAGGAATCAATCAAGAATCGGGAAAATCCACTAGATGCTAAACGGGAAATCAAAGATAACCCATTTAGCGACTTAAAGGATACAGCCGCAATACAAACCAAGTCCCAAGAGATACACGATGCAATCGAGTACTTAGAGGATGTTTTGTACGACGCTAGCGATGATTCACCCGAAGATATAGTTGTTGATGTGGATGGACAGCAATTAACGAAATCCCAAGTACGCGAACAGCTAAAGCAAGCTCGTAAGAGCAGAGACACCTTTTTGCCAGACCAATATAAAAAGGTCCAAGAAAAGGAAAGATCGCTTCAGCAACGTCGGCAGTATGGGGAAAAGGCCATGAAGGAGTTCGAGTGGATGAAAGATCCAGAGAGCACCGTCACCAAGCAGTTCGTTAAAATTGCGTCCGACAGCAGAATGCAAAAGATTTACGATGAGTATCCCGAACTGGGTGCTCAGTTGCCGTATCTCTTAGCCCACGCTGTAAACTCCATTAACTCCAAATCTGCCCCAAAGAAAACAGTTAAGGCAGGCAAGGCGTTCGATATAGCTCCACCCAAGAGTCCCAATAGTGCGGCGGCTCCCACGGAACGATCTGAATCGAGGTCAACGAAAGTATTATCCGATTTAAATTCTAGGTTTAAGGAGTCAGGTTCAAAAGATGATTTCATTAAGATGCGTATGCAAAAACGAGCCAATAATGGCAAAACCTAAATACTATGGCATTCTCAAATAACTACGACCAAACAAATCCAGGGTCGGGCGTTTCCAATCGCGAGGAATTAACAGACATTCTGACTATTCTCGCGCCTGAAGATACACCCGTCCTTTCTTCGGCAACGAAGACCAAAGGCACTTCTTCTTTCCCAGAGTGGACAGTTGATATTCTTTCAGCACCAGTAACCACTGGTATCGCAGAAGGTGCAGATGTTACTACATTCACCGACCAATTTGCAGCTCGCGCGCGCCTTGGAAATCGAGTCCAAAAGTTCCGTAGGGACTATATGGTATCCGATATTCAGGAAGCAGTTGACTCCGTTGGCCCTGCCAAATACGCACAAGCCGAAACAAAGGCTATGATGGAGATCAAGCGTGATATAGAGGCAACTCTTTTATCAACAAATGATCGCTCCACAGAAGATGGTGCTGGCACGGTCAATGGTTTGCGCGGTCTTGGTGACTGGATCGACTCTGCTGGACCATCGGATGTTCCTTCGAACTATCGTACTCCTGCTGCTTCAATTCACGCTACTGGAACATTTACTGAAACGGTATTCAACAACCTAATTACCTCGATCTTTCGGGTTAATGGTTCTAGCAACGGTCTAACGTTGGTAGCTGATACTGCCCTTCGTCGGGAAATCAGTGACTTCGCTCGCCTTGATCCAGATGGTTCTGGTGCGGGTACTTCTATTCGTAATGTAAACTATAGTGGAGATAGCGCTAAGATCAAACTTAGTGTTGAACTCTATCATAGCGATCATGGAATCGTTTCTATCGTAAACATGAACCCTGATACGGCTCCTGATACTACGAACAAAGATACTGGCTATTTGCTTAACCCTGAATACTACGGTTGTGTGGAATTGATTCCTTTGTCAACTAATTCGCTTCCGAATCTAGGTGGCGGTGAACGAGGATATTGCGACGCAACTCTTTCTCTAGTCGTAAACCATCCTGGTGCTCACGGTAAAATAACCGCAATCGCATAAACCTAAATACTATGGCAATTCAATTAAAAAATGTCCGTAATCTGGCAACCCTTGCTTTGGGTTTCAATTACGAAGCATCAATCGATCTCGCAGATCTTGGCTCTACCTCAGGTTCTGCCACGGCTGTTGATGTTGAAGTAGCCTCGGCTGCTATGGCTGGAACAATCACAGATTCTGCAATTATTGTAGATCAGTTGGTTGTTGGTCCTAGCATTTCCGATGCAACCATCGCCTTTGGTGATGATGGAGACGCTAACGGATTCGTTGTTGAAGCCGATGTCTTCAGTGATAGCGGTAATCTAGGCAAAATCTTCCGCAACAATGGAGCGGTTTCCCAAGTTGGAAATCACCTAGTTAGCGCTGTTGATCTTACCTACAAC